AATGCTACAATAAAAAGAAAGGCAAACCCCAATAGAATGTTGAACAACATATCGGTAAAACCGATAGTTGATTTATATTTACTTTTATCGAACATTGGCTAACCCACCAATTCATTAACTTCATAATTCACCAACTGTATTTTAATAATCAAAGAAGTGATTAGCCCGGTCAGGGTAGTATATAATGCGGTAGACATTCCTCTTGCCATTGATGCGAGAGCATCTTGTAATGTTGTGGCATTAGTAACATCTATATTTTCAAATGCAGTTCCTAACATATATAAAAAGCCGGTTACTGTTCCAACCATTCCTAATGCTAAGCAAGATTCAGCAACAAACCATCCGACATCAATTGTGTCATCTAAACAATTCACAGAAGTTGTTTCTAAATCATAAGTTTTTCTTCCAATCCAAATTGAGGTAAACATAAAAATAATAATAATAAGAAAACTGAGCTTGGTGACATCTGCATAATATAAGAGTGAGTGTACATTAAAGTGATATAGTGTTCCAAATCCCAGTATGGTTAAACAAAAAATTAACCACCATTTTAGTAATTTTTTCCCTATCATTTTTTCCTTTTTAAACTGTTACTATTCTAATATTTATCTGTTTTACCTCCATTATTTTTTCTCTTTCGTTCCCATAATGCTTGTTTTTTTCTAGCATTTCTTAACATATAATCGCTAGCATATTCAAGATACACCTTTCCTAACATGTGATCATACTCATGTTGAAATATCTTTGCAGATATATCAACAAATGAACCACTCATTACATCACCTTCTTTGTTTGAATATTTTGTATTTATTCCTTGAGCCCGTGTTATAGGAAAAAATAATCCAGGATAAGATAAACATCCTTCTCTCACATATGTTGTTTCTTCAGAATAATGTTCTATTCGAGGATTAAAACACGCAATCCCCTCACCATTAAATCTCATTACAAACACTTTTAGATCTACTCCTATCTGACACGCAGACAAACCCAAACCTTCATATTTTACCATTGCGGTGAATAATTCCTCTGTCAATTTTTTGGGGTCTTCTTGAGGATTATCAAAATCGAATGGCCGACACCGTTTTCTTAAAATAGGATCATTTTCTAATACTAAATTCCTCATACTATCCTTGAAAAGTTCTTGTATTTCTCAAACTTTATAATATCTTTAAATTTGTCAAAGAGTACATCGCCTTTGTGACTAATAATGAATATGTTTTGATTGCCTGTTAGGTGATTAAGTATCTTTAAAAATTCATCTGTACCATTTGCATCTAATGAACTGTCAAATACTTCATCCAAAATTAAGAGATTGGTATTCACACTATTTTTCATCTTAGCAATTGTTCGCCAAGTAAAAAGAAGTGCCAAGTCAATTCTCATCTTCTCACCCTCACTAAATGAGTCATAAGTAAATTCATCCCTATGGCGTGACTTAATTTTTTCTTCGAATTTTTCATCTAGATTGAAAGATACAAAGAAGTCCATTGAAGCGAGATACTTGTTGATCAATTGATTCATTATAGGAAGATATTGTCTAATGATACGTGTCTTGATTCCCGTATCTTTTAACAGAACCATTGCGGTTTCATATAGTTGTTTTTGTTCTGACAGTTTTTCTTGTTTTTCCATACAAGATTTCAGTTCATTTTTCAACTCTTTTAATTTTTGTATCTTGGCCTCAATGTCATCTTCTCTAGCTTCTATTTCCTTAATCTGATCTTTCAGTTTTTTAATGTAACTATTGATTGCCTGGATTTGGTTTTGATTAGTGGTGATAGCTGTCTGAACTTTTGATACATAATCTAAACGAGACTTCAAATCATCAATCTTATGACCAAGTGACAATAACGCAGTTCCACTTTTATGCATCTGTCCATGATGTTCTGATATCATCTTGGTTTTATGTTCCTCACTCAGCTCTTGGCTACACGTAGAACACGTATCATTTTGTTCATAAAATTCTATTTCGCTTTCTGAGGACATTATTTTTCGTTCAATACCTTGTTGATACCCTTCCAACTCTTTAAGAGTTTGTGCCGACTTATCACCTGATATTGAGTCCATCAACTCTTTTATTGCCGTATTTAATCGATCAACTTCTTCTTCATTAGTATTAATATCACTTTCATTTTGTTGAATTTGATTTGTCTTGGTCTTTTTTAAATCATTAATTACATCTTCAGTAATACTAATGTTTCCATCAGCCAATTTTCTATTGACCTCAATAGATTGACTCTCATCTTTATTCTCTGATATTTTATATTTTAATAGGCCGTTCATTACAGAGAAAATTTGAATATCAAGTAAATCTTCAATGATGTTTCTACGATCTGTTGATTTCAATTGCATAAATGGGATATAGTGATTTGCTCCCAATAAAACAATTTGAGTGAAAGATTTGTAGTTTAGTTTAAGGATGGTCTTTTCAAGATACTCTTGTTGATCTTGAGTCTTTGCATCTTGGTTTAATCTTTTACCATCAACGAAAATCTCAAAGATATTTTTCTTGATTCCTCGGCGAATCATATAAGATTTACTACCAACTTCAAACTCTATCTCTACTAACAGTCCGCCATCATTAATAGAGTTTATTAATTGAGGTCTATTGATTCTTCGAAACGGTTTACTGAATAATCCGAAACACAAGGCGTCTAAGACGGTAGATTTACCTGATCCATTTTCTCCGACAATTAACGTGGTGGAAGTTTTATCTAATTGAATTTCTGTAAATTGATTGCCGGTACTTAATAAATTTTTCCACCTAATATTTTTAAAATATAACAATTTAATATTCTTTTAATACTTGTGGTTTTCCGGTTTGGTCAAGGAGCTGGTTAGTAAGGATATCTATGATATGTTGATTCAAAGTAACTTTCTTATCGTGGGCTTGAAGTGCTAATTTTAAAGCATCACCTTTATCTAGATCGATTTCTATTGAACTTGAATCTTGTAACACAATACCTCTACTTCTTTTTTCTCTATCTCTTTGTCTTTCTATTTCGTCCATATCATAATTTGACATTTTTTCCTTTTCTATCCGTTTTATCCGTTCTGCATATGTTTCCATTATACTGCCTCCACCGTTAATGCTTCATTGTACAAATTTGTCATTAACATATTTAGCTCAACTTTTTTTTCTATATTCAATGAGTCAACATATTTACTTAAAATTGTCAGGGTATCTTGAGCTTCATCTATAATTTCATCATCTTCCATGAATTCCAAATCTGAAAAATTTTCAACTACTACTAGATTGGCAACATTCGCCGTGTACAATTTATCTAATACCGTATCAAACCAAAAGGGATTTGTTTTCTTTTGTATTACTACTTTTACATAGGCGTTTTCATATTCATTATAATCTCTTTCAGTTAATGATTCAAAAGATTCGTTACTGTCATCATAGTAAAATTTTCTAAACATTCTGTAGGGGTTCTGTATGAATTCTAACTCTCTTTTGTCTGTATCGAAGATATGAAACCCCCTGGGGTCTTTATAATCACTCCATGTTATTTCATAGGGATTTCCTAAATAATAAATTGTTCCATTGTCTGATTTGTGATGAAAATGTCCGCTCATAACCATATCAAATTTATCAAAAATCTTTGCTTCAACGCCCTCATAATTCCATGATCCGATATGGTGTTCAAACCCCTTTACTTCAAGATGTCCCATAAGAATTTGACATTGAGTATTTTTGATTGCCTTCATACATTCACCATAATTATCTTCATTTATCCACGGCATCATGAGGATTCCTAGTCCATCAAAACCTACTTCCTTTGGAGAAGAATACATCCACGGCTCAACCTTTTGTTCATGAGTCGTAAAAATTTCATGAAGAGAATTTAGTTCATTAGTATTTTTGTGGAATGTATCGTGATTACCGATAATTATATGAGTATCTACTCCCATTTTCCAAAGGCGTTCAACAAAATTTGTTCGTAAGTCGTTTAGTATTTTGAAGTTAATAAACTTTCTACGATCTACCACATCACCTAAATGAATGCAAGTCTTGATATTATGTTCTTCCAAATATGGAAAAAATATATTATCATAAAATTTTCGGAAATAGTTTAGGAATGTGAGACTGTCACCCCTTGCACCCCAATGAGTGTCCGTGATAAGGGCTATCTTCATACTATACTACTCATAAAAAGTTCTAAAGTAGTTGGTTCTGTTTTCTTTACAGCTTTCTTTTTCTTGCTTTTTTCAAAAGTGTCTACAAATTCATCTACTATTATTCTAAAATCTGAATTTTTATAATCTCCAATTGGATTAGGTACATCATTAGTTTTATCGATATCCATATATCCGGGTATCGTATCATAGGTTTGCATACTTTTATATTTTATATATAATTGTTTTTTCTCTTTTTGAATTCTTCGAATGAAGGCATAATAAATTATTTGAGTAAAATATGCAAAAGGGTTATTTGATTTTTCTGGATTAAAATTATGGATATAGTGTAGACAATTTTCTATTCCATCAGATATCATATCATTTTTAAATGCATAATTTATAAAATTGGGACGGAAAGATAATCGTTGAGCTATCTTTAAAAATACAGAGCCTAAGTATTCTGAAATTTGAGGAAGAGGCTTATCATTTTTCTTTGCATTGTCATATTCACTTTTATATTGGATCATTGCTTCTAAAAATACAGCATTGTCCACATAATGGGCTTTATTACCCTTATTTTTTCTTCTTGCCATAATATTAAACCTTTTTAAGTTAATGTTGTATACTCATTATATCACACAATTTAAATATGTCAAGTATGAACAAGGGGGTATTGACTTTTCAGGAAAAGATGATATAATAAAGTGTTAAACGCAAAAGGTAATTCTAATTCATATATCCGCTTGGTTCAAAATCTCTTAAAAGAGTTGACATTTTACTTAGTTCTTGCTCTTGGTTATGTGAATTATCTTCATTTACAGAATTTAAATATAAATCTTGATAATTTTCTCCTAGATCTGAAACAGACATAATGCTTCTTGTAGATAATGGTATCTGTGTATGATCTGTAAAGGGTAGCCATTTTAGTAATGCTAATGATGTTTCCCTTTTTTCATCATCAAATTTCATTAAAACTTTCATTGGCCAATGTAATTCTAAATAACCACTAGTTTTACTGTTATCAGTCACTAACACTTTTGAAAAAAGTATTTCTCCATTATCTAATTTTATAACCTTTAAGTTTTCTTTGTTTAATTCTTCCATTTATTCCTTAAGTGGAATGTTGTGAATCTTATATGGAAATTTCTCTTCATCATATATTTTCACTCTATCTTCATGATGTCGATAAGCATAATTTTTTCTATTCTTCCATCTCAAATCATCTGCAATATCGTATAGTACAGTTTCTTGGTTGCTGTCCGACAATCTCAGGCCTCTACCTATAGATTGTAAGTTCCTAATACGAGATTTAGAAGGACTAGCGAACACAATGTTATGAAGATTCCTAATGTTGATGCCGGTACTGAATACACCATAACTGGCCACGATGATTGCGTCAGTTTCTTTTTCTGCAATTGCCCGTATTTGTTCTCTTGTATCGGTTTCTGTTCCACCATGTACAAAGAAGATTTTTCTAGATCCAACATCTATTTTCTCCCAAAGTAAATCGTATAAAATACGTCCATGTTTTTTGACTAATCTAAAGAGGAGCAAAGTATTACCTTCAAGAGATAATACTAGGTTTCGTATATATTTATTTCTTTTCTCATGTCCCACCAAAAATTCTATCTCATCCGCATACTTAATTTTTCTAAATTGTTCACATATTACATCAGGATATTTTAATACTATAATATCTATACGAAATGACGCCAGTTGTTTTTGATCAATTAGTTTCTTAGTTGTTGTTACCTTATAAACCTTACCAAATAGACCCTCAAGTACTAATTTGTGAGTTTGCGTTCCATCTAATGTTCCTGTAGTACCAATTCTGTATTCTGCATTTGTACACTTGGTCATGATAGATGTAAGAGACTTTGACTTGAATCCATGTGCTTCATCACCTATAACTAACTTATATGGTTCGAAAAGTTTCTTTCCTAGTTTATAAATGGATTGCCATGTAGAGATAACTACTTGTTTATCTGACACTTTATCTTGTCCTGCGTAGACTTGGTGACAAAATTTTGCGGCATCCCATCCATATTCTTGAAAATCTGAATACAACTGAGAAACGAGTGAAGTGGTAGGTACGATTATGAGAGTCTTAACGTTAAGTGCTCGTACAATTAGATAGATGATTAGGGATTTTCCACTTGCGGTAGGAGATACCAACAGACATTTTTTATATGACAAAGCATGGTGAAATCCTTCGAGTTGATAATCTCTAGGTTCAAAAGGTAACTTTAAGTCATCAAGGAAAGCTTGATTTTTTGCTATTTTTCTAGGTTTCCAATCAAAACCTATCGGGGCTACTTTATAAGATCGGGGCTCAGCAAAGATAAACAGGTACTCAAGTAATCCACCATACAGTAACCTATTGTGAATATTGAATAATCTTATTTTTCCATCCCAAATCTTCATACGATATGCTGGCATGAATGTATGGCCCGGAACAGTAAATGTGAAATAATCACAAATTTCTTGCGCTACGCCAGCTTCACAGCTTATTTTGAGGTATACTTCATCTTTCTTAGTAACCTCAATGACCTCAATGACCTTCTGTGAATCGTTTCCAATCGATTGCATTTTTAATTAAATAACCTCTGTTAGACAAACTTTTCACTATAGATTCAAGATAATCAGTTTTTTCTTCTTGAAGTGTAAGTTTTTTCTTCAGTTCTATTATATCTTCATCAGCATCAATATATTCTTGTATATCTGCTTTGAGTAGTTTGAATTGAAATGGCTCCCAATCAAGAGCCTCCATTTCTTCTGCATCCATCCTTCCTGAATAGTATTCTCTTTTTAGTTTCAAGAGTTTACTATTTTCGAATTTCATAGTACGGAGTCTTAATCTTTCATCATGAAAGAAAATTAAAT